TTTGAAAGCATATCCAAATGGGTAACTGATTTGGTTGATAAGTTTGGCGGGTGGCGTAAAGTTTTGTTAATGGTATCCCCTCCAATATACGCTATTATCAAAGCGTTGGAGATGATGGGCGTAATTGATGACGAAGCCACATCAAAGGCAAAAGCAAACGCAGAGGCACGAATAAAAGCCAATCAAAAAGAGGTTAAGGCTTTAGACAAAAAGAAAAAAGATTTAGAGGATTTTTACGATTTCGAGATACGCAAAGCACAAGCGAGTGGACAAAATACGGAAGCGTGGGAAAAGAAAAAAAGAGATGCTCTTTTAGAAACATCACGTGAACAAAACGCAAAACAATCGGAACGGATTAAATCAGGAAAAGCCGAAGCCGAAGAAATAAAAGCATGGAACGAACGCCAAAAAGAAATAGTAAAAATAACACAAGATAATGAAATAGCAAAAAGGGAAGCAGTAAGAAAAGCCGAAGAAAAAAAATCAGAAGCAAGACAAAAATCATTTGAAAAAAATGAAGCGTTAAAGCAAAAAGAAATAGATAACGAAAAGAAAAGGCAAGACGATATACTTAAATTAAATGAAACCTATGCCAAACAATTAGAGGATTTAAATGCTAAAACTGAACAAGAGAAATTAGATTTAGAACGCAAAAGGGCAGAGGAAGAGTTGAAAAATTTAAGTGCAACGGCTGAGCAAAAAATTGCCTTAAAACTTTTGTATGATAAAAAAGAGGCTGAATTAGATGACAAATTAAAAGAGGAACAAAGGTTAAAAGAACAAGAACGCCAAAATAAGATTAATGAAATTTTAAAAATAGAACGTGAGGAAACAAAACTACAACAATTAGAGCGTGAAAAAATAGAACGTCTTGAAGAGTTGGAAAGGTTAGATGCAAGCGAATTAGAAAAAAATGCATTAAGAGTTAAATACATGGATTTGATACGCAATGAAATCCGTATTAATCAAGATGCAGAATTAGAGCGTGAAAAATTATTACAAGCACAAAAAATAAGTATGCTTGGTAATTCTTTTGGAGAAGTTTCGCAATTGTTGGGAGAGCAAACAAAGGCGGGCAAAGCCTTTGCAATTGCACAAGCATTAATCAATACTTATCAAGGTATATCAAATGTATGGGCTGAAAAATCTGAAAGCGGTTTAGTTGGTTTAGGTTTAGCACAAAGAATATTAACGACAGGTATTGTCGCAGCTAAAGGATTTGCAACCGTTAAAAGAATTATGTCAGTAAGTACAAGCGGAGGCGGTGGCGGTGCTTCAATGAGCGGAGGCGGTGGAAGTGTACCGAGCGCACCAAGTGCAGCACCTATATTTAACACCATTGGAGCGAGTCCAGTAAACCAATTAACAAGAGCGTTAGGAGACCAGCCACCCGTACAAGCGTTTGTAGTAGGTTCGCAAGTTACAAGTCAACAATCTTTAGACAGAAACATCATACAGAACGCCTCTTTAGGAGGGTAAAAGACCAAATTTAATATTAACTAACGTTTATAGTTTATGGATACATACGAAATATTATTCAATCCTGAAGAAAAGGAGGGCGTTTTCGCAATTTCATTAGTGGAACACCCCGCTATTGAAGTGGATTTTGTGGCTTTATCAAAGGAAGTTTTACAATTAAAAACCATTGATGAGGACAAACGTATCTTAATGGGTGCGGTTTTAATCCCTGACAAAGTTATACCGAGAGATGGTTATAATATTGTCTTTTCAAAAGAAACAATTAAACTATCACAGGAATATTTTTTCAAAAGAAATAACAATAAGAATAGCACAATTGAACACGATGCAAATCAATTTGTTGATGGGTTTACAATTATAGAAAGTTGGATAAAAGAGGACAACGAAAAAGACAAGTCTAATTTATATGGATATGATTTGCCAGTGGGTACGTGGTTTGCGATGGCAAAAGTAGATAATGATGAAGCGTGGGCAAAAGTAAAAAGTGGAGAGGTTAAAGGCTTTTCTATTGATGGTTATTTTGATGTTAAACAACAATTAAATTCAATAAATATGGTAACAGAAATTGTAGAAGCAATAAAAGCAGGCTTCGCACAATTGACCTCAACTAAAGAAGAGGTTAAAGCGGTTGAGTTAGCAGAGGATACGCCAACACCTGAAATGGAAGTTGAGCAACCCGCTGATGACGTAAAAGAAATGGTTAAGCAAATGGCAGTTGAATTTGGAAAACAAATTGAAGAGCTAAAGGCTGAAATTGAAAAATTAAAAGCACCTAAAGAGGAGCTTAAAGACGAAGAGAAAAAAGAGGAAGAGCCAGTACAAATGACAAAGGCAAAGCCTGAAACTTTGGCAACGCAAGAGATGCCTAAAAACTTGAAAGACAGATTAAAATTCAAACTTAAAAACGTATAAAAAATGGCAACAGAAACAACAATCACATCAAACTACGCTGGTGTAGAAATTAAAGGAGCAGACGCTGGAGGTTTCTTTTTAGAAACTTTCAAAGAAGCAGACGCTTTAAAAAATGGTATTCTAACCGTATACCCAAACATTAACTTTGAGGCATGGTTGAGAAAATTAGAAACTACTAATGGTAGACGTAACTACACTTGCGGTCACGTGCCAAATGGTAGCGTAACATTATCTGAAAGGCTTTTAAAACCTAAAAAATTCAAAGACGATTTCGACCTTTGTAAAGAGGATTTTAGAGTACAATGGGGCGAGGCTTCTATGGGTGCAAGCGCTCACAATGACGCTATGGACAAAAACGCAATGGATGCTATTATAGCAAACAAATTAGCTGACAATGCAGAGGAGTTTGGCGAGTTAATATGGACTGGCGATGACAGTAATGCAGGTGAATTTGATGGCTTTTTAACTTTATTCGCTACCGATGCAAGTGTTATCGATGTTTATTTAGCAGCAATTACAGAAAGTAATGTTGAGGCTGAAATCAAAAAGGCATTAAATGCTGTACCAATTGCTTTAAGAAATAAAAGCACATTAAAAGTATCAGTATCAGCTAATATTGCACAGGCTTATAATTTCTTTTTAGCTTCTAAAGGCATTGCAAATGGTTTGGGCGGTAACGCAAACACTTCTTTAGTGTTTGGTAACTACACTTTAGTAGTTGATAATGGACTTCCAGCAAACACAATCGTAATCGCAGAGCCTAAAAACCTTGCTTTTGGTACTGGTGCATTAGCAGACCACAACGAAATTAAAGTTGTTGACGAAGATACTATCGGTTTATTGACTGGTAAAGTACGTGGAACTATGGTTTATAACGCAGGCGTTCAATACGCTTACGGTGCTGAAATTGTTTGGGCTTCAAATACTCACCCTGTACCTTCTGTATAACTTTTAAATTTTTAAAATCATGAGTTGTACAATAACAAAAGGTAGAAGGCTTCAGTGCAAAAACCAAAAAGCAGGGATTAAGAATGTTTATTTTTTAAATTTTGGTAGCTATGGTTTTACGGTAACAAATGGAGTGCTGACCGCAATTGGGGATATTGCAGACCCAAATTTTGACCTTTACAAATATGAGGTTAAAGGGGCGAGCGGTTTAGAGGAAACTTGGAATGTAAGTAGAGAAAACGGAACTGCTTTTGTTTCACAAGTATTGACTTTACAAATGCCTCGTTTAGATGCCGATACGCAAAACCAATTAAAACTATTAGTATATGGCAGACCTATTGCCTTTGTAGAAGACTACAATGGTAATATTAAAGTTGCTGGTATTAATAGTGGTATGGAAGCGACAGGCGGAATGATAACAACAGGTCAAGCGAGTGGTGACTTAACAGGTTTCACATTAGAGATGACAGGCGAAGAGGTTGAGGGTGCACCATTTGTAGCCGATGCCTTGAGAAGTGCATTACTTGCGACCGTTTCAAATAGCTATATTGGAGATACGCCAAGTGCATAAATTGAATTAGTTTTTTTTAAAACCCACAAAAGTCAAAATTTGTGGGTTTTTTTCGTTTATAAGATATGAGATATTTTTTAACTAATTTAGAGAAGCAAAAAATAAAATTCATTAGCAGGGTTGATGTAGACAAAATTGACCGCCCTGTATTAACTATTTATGATAAATATAATAACGTTACAACAACAATAGCAGATTTAATTGTTTATTGTGATAATGGTTATGTAACTTTGACTTTTGAACATGAATTTACAAAGGATTTGGTTTATCTATTATCGGTTAAAAATTTAAATAAACTATTATGGCAAGACCTATGCAAAGCAATATAAAAGTAGTTCAATTAGCGAGTTATGTAAGACCTGAAATCCGAGAGGAGAGCGGTCGCAAATGGGTGTTGAATGGTGTAGATAACAAATTTTTTCAATATGTTATTGATAGGTACAACGGAAGTCCAACAAACCGAGCGATTATTGATAGTTATAATCAGATGACTTTTGGATTTGGTTTAAAAGACGAAAATCTTTATAAAATTATTTCTAAAAAGGAATTAAGAAAAGTTGTTAAAGATTATATACTTTTTGGCATGGCTTATTTTGAACTGACTTATAAAAATGGCAAAGTCATTAGTATATTTCACACACCTGCAGAAAAATTAGCGCCCTCAAAAGCAAACGAAAACGGAGATATTGATAGTTATTGGTATTCGTACGATTGGGATAATTTGCATAAATACAAACCTAAACAAATTGACGCTTATAAATTTGGGAGAGGTAGCAATAAAACAGAAATATTTTGTATTAAACAATATGAGGTAGGGCAGTTTTATTTTTCAAACCCTAGTTATTTAAGTGGTTTACCCTATGCGGAATTAGAGGAGGAGATAGCAAACTATTGTATTAACCACATTAAAAATGGTTTGTCTTTTGGGCATGTTATCAACATCAATAGTGGGAAGCCTGAAAGCGAGCAACAACTTCATGAAATGTCAAGGGACATTATCAATAAATTAACGGGCAGTCGCAACGCTGGTAAGTTTCTTTTATCTTTTAACGATAATAAAGAAGTAGCGACAACGGTTGAGGCGTTGGTAGTTAGTGATGCACATGAGCAATATCAATTTTTAAGCGAAGAGGCACGCTCACAGATTTGCGTATCTCATAAAGTTGTAAGTGGTGCAATATTAGGTATTAATAAGAGTACGGGTTTTAGTAGTAATGCAGAAGAGATAGAAACGGCATTTAACGAAACTATGTTAAATGTTATACAACCTATTCAAGAGGTTGTTTTAGACGCCTTAAATCAAGTTTTAGGAGTTGAGGCGGAGTTCGTACCATTAAGAGAAGCAAAGGCAGACGAAGCACAAAGCGGAGCAGACGAAACCATACAAATGTCAAAGACTTGCAACCATAACAAAGAAATTGATAGTATTGCAGACGCCTTAATTGGTTTGGGAGAGGATGTTGATGACAATGAATGGGAATTAATTGACGAAATGAAAATGACAGGTGCACCGATATTAACCGAAACGGCTTTTAAATTAGCAAAAGTACCTACAAGTTTCCCAAGTGTAAAGAGCGAACAAGATACGGACTTATTTAAAATCCGATACCAATATGCACCGCAAAGTAATTCAGAAAATAGCAGGGAGTTTTGCGTAAAAATGGTTAAAGCAAATAAGGTATATCGTAAAGAGGATATAGAATTTGCAGGGCAAAATGTAGTTAATGCTGGTTTTGGACCGAATGGTGCAGATACTTATAGTATATGGCTATACAAAGGCGGAGCAAGATGTAACCATTTTTGGATGCGAAAAATATATTTAAGACGTGATAACACATCAATATCCGTTAATGATGCCAAACGTATGATATTAGAGTTAGATCCTGAAAAGAGAAAAGAAAACAGACTGCCTGAAAATGATTTTAAGGTTGCACAATTGCCAAATGATATGCCAAATAATGGATTTTTACCTAAATAAGATATGAAACTATTAGTAACAGATAACGAAATTGTACAAGGGTCGATGTTAGGCGGTGCTATTGACGTGGAGCGTTTAAGACAATGCGTTTTAGATGCGCAGGTTACGAGGTTGGAGGAGTTATTAGGCCAAGAGTTGTTTGAATACTACCAAGATACAGCCACGCCAACTGGACTATACGCCACGTTATTAACCGATTATATTAAGCCTTTTTTAATTAAACAAAGCGAGTTAGAATATTTGAAAATTGGTGCTTTTAATATTGCAAACAATGGGATATTTTTACAAGCACCACAAAACACGCAAGCCATAACGGATAAAAATATTTCTTTGCTTATTGCACAAGCACGTAGTAAAGCTGATATGTTTGCTGATAGAATGGTACGTTGGTTATGTAAAAAGCAATTGCCAGAATACATTAGAAATTCTGACAATATTGTAAATTATCAAAAAAATAGCATAGGCAGTTGGTTCATTCCTAAACATTATAATATAAAAGAATATGAAGAATTTTACCCCACAAAGAGAAACGAAGCGTACAACCCAGAATGCGAATAAATTATTAATTTTACTTAAAAAGTTAGACGATGCTAAATATAACAATAAAAAGAAATGATACGTTTTTGGCGATGCCTTTTGAGGTTAACGTTGATAATGCTAATTTAAATTTGACAAATTATCGTATTGAGTTAATTGCTAAAGTTTCTGATTGTGGTGAGGCGGTTTTAACGTTAAATACAGACGAAGATGGAGGCATGACAATTACAAGCGCGAATAGTGGTGTGTTTGAAATTGATGAGCAAATATTTGATTTAAAAAAAGGCATATATCCGTATGAAATGACTTTTGAAAATGAAACTGCCGTGACTATATTCACATGGATTAAAGGCAATTTAATTGTAAATTAGTTATGGAAGTTCAAATAAATGTTTACCCACAACAACAAAACGTTGAAATAGTAACCGAGCCAAACGTTACGAATATCAACGTAACTACTTATGCGGTTATAAACCCACAGTTTTACGATTTAAGCGATTTTACAAATACGGAAGTAGATAGGTTTGCAAAGTTGTCAGATATTGTATCCTCGATTGCAGGATACGCTACAGAGGCATGGGTAAATAGTAGGGGGTTTATTACAAATGTCATAACTGCTTTAGGCTTCACGCCTGAAAACGTAGCAAATAAAGCTATAAGTTTAACAAGTCCAAACCAAACGACATATCCAACAACGCTAGCGGTAGCGGATGGTTTAGACTTAAAACAAAATAGTTTAGGGTTTACGCCTGAGAATGTAGCGAATAAAAACACGTCTACATCTTTAGGCACAAGCGATAGCTTATACCCTACACAAAATGCGGTTAAAACGTACGTCGATACGGGACTTTCAGCAAAGCAAAATAGTTTAGGGTTCACGCCCGAAAACGCAGATAATAAAGAAAATATAATTTTAGATACAAGCAAAGACAAATACCCAACAAATAGACTTGTTAAGGAAGCGGTTGATGCTAAACAAAATAGTTTAGGCTTCACACCCGAAAACGTAGCGAATAAAACCACAAATATAGGCAATACAGATGTTAATAGCTATCCAAATACGCCAACTGTTAAAAGTGCTTTAGATGCAAAGCAAGATACTTTGACAAATATTACACAAATTGCAAACCGAAGTTATAATGACTTGCAGAATTTGCCAACACCAAATGTTTTTGTAGATTCAACACCATCTGCTGATGTTACTGCAACTGTTGAGACACTTGTAAAAACTTATAGTATAGGAACTTTGACAGGTAAAAAAATGATTGAGTTTACAGCTTTAACACACAAAATTGGTTCAGCAACTGCTGATTTAAGATTACAAGTTTATTTACATAATACAGTTACCAATACATCTGTTGGTATAGGGCAAGCTGTTTCTTTAACAACTTCGCAATTTTTAGGTAAACAAAACACCATTGCAATAAATGGTAATACAATGAGACAGTTATTAAACAGTGCAACAGCTGCACCATCTGTCTATAATTGGTATAGTGTTAATATTACTGAAAGTACAATAGTTGCAAGTGACCCACATGAAATTAGAGTTTTTATAAGAAATGGTGCTAGTGGTTCAGGAATAAAATTATTCATGTTTAAATATGAAATACAATGAGAAATTATGTAATAGATAAAAACACAAAAATATTAAAGTTTTTTATTGCTGACAATATTGAATATAATCTTTATGAAGATGAAGAATTGATTGTCTCAGAACAAGAATTTAATTTTTATCAAGCAAAATTAGTCAATGGTGTTTTTATTGAAAACTTAACACCAGAAGAAATTGAAGCGATTGAAAATGCAAAGATACCAACACAAATAAGTATAATGGATTTTCGTATACAATTAATAAAAATTGGCATAGAAATCCAGGATATTATTAATACAATAAATTCAATACCTACCAATATTTTAAGCGAAACAGAAAAGAAAATTATATTAATTAAATTAGAGTTTGCCTCTGTTATAGATAGGACAGACGCAGAATTTATACAAATAGCAGAGTTAATGAATATTACACCAAACCAAATAAAAACAATTTTTAAAAATGTGGCTTAAATATTTTATAAACGAAATTCAGATGTTCCTTACCGGTGCTTTAGGTATCATGTTAAGATACGCATACATGAGGCGAAAAGAAGAGGCATTATCAAAAGTCAGAGTATGGACATACTTTTTTATTTCGTTTGGCGTTTTGGTGCTTTTAATCATTTATTTAAGCGATAAAAAAGAATTGTTTGGATTGGATTTGCAGGATACAACAAAGATGATTATTTCAGCAATTGGATCGCTATTTTCAGAAAGATTTTTTACTTTTTTGATGGACAAAGACGAAGATATTTTTAATAAAATTTTAAAAAAATATTTCGGAAATGAGAGTAAATGACATATTACAACTCATTATAATTGTGCTGCATGCAGTTATAATTGTCATGCGAGTTTACGAAAGTGATAATAAAACTTTTAAAGACTTCTTTTCTACTTTTGTACAAACGACTTTAATTTTTCTTTTTATAAGGGAGTTGGGAACTGATGCGTTAATGTATAAAAGTTGGTATTGGTTCGCGTTTGATTTTCTTTTAGCATTTTATTTTCTTTTGCGATTAAACCATTTTAAATTTATTAATAGGATTAATGAAAAAAAAATGCCTTTTTCGTGATGTCTACATTTTGTAGAAATTTAAAAACTTATTAACACTATGATAATAACACAAGATGCAATTGATTTAATGCACCGGTACGAGGGTTTGAGATTAGATGCTTATTTATGTCCAGCAAACGTATGGACAATTGGGTACGGCAATACCTTTTATGAGAATGGCGCTAAAGTAAAACAAGGTGACAAAATTACAAAGCAAAGGGCAAACGAACTATTTAATAATATTGTTGAGCAAAGATTTGCCACGCCTTTAAGAACTTTGTTAAAAGCTAAAATAAATAACAATCAGTTTAGTGCTTTAGTTTGTTTGGCTTATAATATAGGTATTGGTGCAGTTGGAAAATCCACGCTTTTAAGATTAGTAAATGCAAACCCAAACGACACAAATATAAGAGCGCAATTTATGCGTTGGAATAGAGCTGGTGGAAAAGTGTTACGAGGTTTGACGTTAAGACGTGAAGCAGAAGCAAACTTATATTTTAAACCATGATTTTCAAAGTATATTTTGAAGTGTACGGCAAAAAACTAATGAAAAGAGTTAATGCCGAAAACGTTGCTGAGGCAAAAGCAAAAGTTTTTAAGGACATTATATTTTACAAAATACAACCCGAAGATAACATAGTAAACACAATTTTTAAAATGTTTGGCAAATAAATTTTTTATATGATAACATCAAAAGGACTAATTGCAATAGAGTATTTGACAAAATATCCTAAACACACCACAAGCGGTATAGCAAGGTTAATTCATAAAGATTATCCGAGCGAGTTTACAAGTTTTGAAAAGGCACGAAATGCAGTAAGGTTTCGAAGAGACGAAATTAAAAACAAAAAAACAAAAACAGATAACACTAATTTTAAACGCACACCAATGGAAAAAAAACAAGCACTAAACAGATATTTGAAGTCAGATTATAAAGAGTTGAAGCCTTTTGTTTTGCCTAAAAAAAATAACAATATTTTATTTTTAAGTGATATTCATTTGCCATATCATGATATGAATGCAGTTGATTTGGCAATCAAATACGGCAAAGAAAATAAAGTCAATACGGTTTATTTAAATGGGGATATTTTAGACTTTTATCAGTTATCAAGGTTTACAAAAGATAGACGATTGAGGGACTTTGCAAGTGAAATAGAAATGGGGCGTGATTTTTTAGACTATCTTAAAAAGGAATTGAAAGCAGATATTTTTTATAAGATTGGCAATCATGAGGACAGATACGAAAACTATATAAAACAAAATGCACCCGAATTATTAGGCGTTGGTGATTTTGATTTTGCGAGTATTTTAAGACTTAAAGAAAAAAATATCCAACTTATAGACGGCAAACAAATGGCTTATGCTGGCAAACTCGCAATACTGCATGGACATGAGTTTGGTCATAGTGTTTTTAGTCCTGTAAATCCCGCTAGAGGCTTATATATGCGCTCAAAAGAAAGTAGCATCATAGGTCATCACCATCAAAGTAGTGAACATTCTGAAAAGTCTTTAAGCGGTGTTGTAGTAACGGCATGGTCTGTTGGTTGTTTGTGTGGATTAAAACCAGATTACTATCCTTTTAATAAGTGGAATCATGGCTTCGCACACATTACAACCGACAACAATGGCAATTATAAAGTAAAAAATATTAGAATAATTGAAAACGCAATTGTATAAGGATATTATCAATAAAATGTTTGAAATATCAAAGCATGATATTACTTTTAATGATGTTTTGAAACGAAAAGACAATTGGTTTCAACAATACACAATGACTGCAGACCAACAAAGCGAGTGGATTGAATGGAGCGAAAACTATTTAAGAAAAAAAACAAATATGTCTAAATATGCGATTAACATAACTATGCAATGGTTGATTTTAGATGTTAGTTTGTTAGTTGTTGATTAATAATTTAAACCAAAACACACAAAAGCAGTTAAAAATATTAATTAATTGCTTTTTTGATTTGTAAATTATTTGTAAATGTATTATTTTTGTGGGGTAAATTTAACGTTCCGATTATTTGCGTTCGGTGGGGATTTAAACCACTGAACTTCATTTGAAAAACAAAACTTTAATAATATGCAGAACGATAATTTGAAACACAAAAACCCCACTGACGCAAATAATGTGTTAGCAGCAGCCTTTTCTTTTAATGAAGCGGTTGTATGGGATAGTCATTTTGGCTATGAGATTGGATATTTTTTAGGTGAAGGACACGTTTACGAAACATACTTAATTGATGTAAGGACTGGCGTTGTTCACGAACCTACTTGCTATCCAAAGTCGGAAATTCATAAATACTCAAACGAGTTGATTGACAAACTCACTAAAAAATATGGTTATGAAAAACGTTTCAGCGATGTCTTTTAAGGTTGCAGCTAACGTTTGCGTGTATGGGAAGTTTAAATAGCAGGTAACGGTTCACGGCTTGGCGAAGGTTGGGATTAGTAGCACAAATGTTCAGCCCTTGCACAAAAGCCAATTAGAATTACAAAAGTTGAATTTACCACATCTGCCCAACTTTTGCCAAGCCGATGTTACAGGCAGGTGTGGGTTAATTAAAACGAATTAGATATGTTTTCATACTACGGAAGTAAAAGTAAAATTGTGGATTATTACCCACCACCAAAACACAAAAGGATAATTGAACCTTTTGCTGGAAGTGCAAGGTATAGTTTGAAATATTGGCAGAATGATGTTTTGCTTGTAGATAAATACCACATAATTGTAAGAACTTGGAAATGGTTGCAACAATGTAGTGAAAATGATATTAGGAAGCTGCCAATATTAAAACTTGGCGAAACGCTTGATAACTTTGATTTAAGTGCGGATGAAAAGATATTTTTAGGATTTATAGTGCAACAAGGAACTACTGGATTAAGGAAAACTGTAAGTAGCTATGCAGTAGATGGAATAGTTACACAATTAAACAATGTTGCAACACAACTTTATAAAATTAAACATTGGGAAATAAGAGAAGCAAGTTATGAAGATTTGGAAAATGAAGAAGCAACTTG